ATATTACCGATGCGCTTAATAAATGCGATGCACACGATTATGCAATAATCAGTTACATCGGTTCATTTTATTATTCTGAACACGATAACAATATCTGGACCTTCTTTAACAAATTTAAGAACAGTGAACATATCGCACGTGGTCATCTTCTATTTCACCCCGATAAAGATTATGGTAGACTACATCCACAAACTATCTTCCTGAATTTAAAGATGTGGCGTGAACTTGGAAGACCTAGTTTCGAAAATTATGATGGAAAGGTAATCAACTATGCTAGAAGTACTAGTAATGTACATGATGACTATACTCCTCACTATGTAAAAGCAGGTGAAGGTTATGAAGAAGTCAAGAACTGTGAGCAAGGTGAGTTTATATCAAAGGCTCTTGAAGCTGGACATACACTGCTTAACTTCGATCTAGAACGCAACACAAAGTTCTTTTGTTATCCAGAGCGTCGTCATGCGATTGCGTTAGACCATGAAAGAAACCGCAATCCGAATATCGTGTATGGTCGCAACAATGAAAAGCTTCCAGAGTTTAATAGGAAGTATGATGTCATATATGCACCAGCTGCTGGTAACTTAGCTGAAAGACTTTATGCCAAATTTGGGCATGAAGGTACCAAATTGGTGCAGTATGACAACAATATGGATTCTATTTTGTTTAAACAACAAATGTGGACCATTCAAGATGTAAAGGCAACATTTACTCATTGGCGCAGAAAAAAAGACTTGATATTCGACGAGTGTGAGTACAAACCTGAATTAGTTGAAGAGTCGCTTAAAGATTTTTCTGACGAGCAATGGGAAGATGTAATTAAATCCACGTACTGTGAATTCGTACATATGGATATTATGGACGGACCAATCAGGGTGGATCCAGACAAAACAAATCTCATTTACTTGTCTAACATATTTTCATATAACTTTATTATACACAAAATGAAAATAGAAGACATACATAATAAGTTTAAAGAATACTGTGAATTGCCAAATACTACGATATATGGCAAAAATATATTTAAGGATACTGTGTACAATGAAAATCATTTGTGTTAGAATAGGTGATAGGTATGGTCCTGAGTATGAAGAATACTTAGAATCTAAATTGCCTGAACACGAGTTTATATGGATTCGTGAGTCTATGCAGCCTAATATTCTATTACAATGGAATAAGATGTATGGTATGACACTAGATTGCGACGAACCAATCTGTGTTATGGATATCGATATTCTTCTTATTAACGATTATAAAAAGATCTTTGAGTATCCTGTCGAACGTGGCCAGTTCGTTGCAATGCCAGGTTGGTGGCGTGATGTTCCTCCAGAGGAAAAAGAGAGATTCACTATTAATGGCGGTTTTTACAAATACTATCCAAAGGATGTCAAGTATATTCTAGAGAAGTTTATGGAAAAACCTGAATACTATCAGCGAAAGTATATCGAGGAAGGATACACCTCTGGTCCAATTAATGGAGAGCAACACTTCATCGAAGATTCAGTAAATGAGAGATTGGAATTGGTGCGTCTACCTAATGCATGGTTTACACGATTTGAGGCACGCAAAAAAGATTTTGCCCGACACACCCTGACATATCTCAATAGAGCATATCAGAAAGCATCGGGCAATTCATATATGTTTTTAGGTGATCAGTTTCACCCTGATATTAAATTTGTTCATTTTACCCATATGGATAATCATCCACACAAATGGGAAAAATATAACTTACTTAAATAAAAATTTACCAGCAACATGCAGAGCTTTGAGAGGCGTATCAGCTTCTCTTAGTTCTGCTTTAAGTTTTTTGCTTTTTGATTTTTGAACCTCAGGCATGTCAAAGATTTTCAGCTTGATGTTAAAGAGAAGATCGACACCTTCATCGCCTTCAGGTGGCTCAAAGATATGGTCAATGCCGTGTACCTTCTCAGAAGGATTTGCTGCATTAGGATCATACAGTAATCCATAATCTTCTGCCATACCCTTCACGAACAATTTAAAATTCTCGGCTTGTTCTTTTGAGTGCTGATCAGTCATTGTACTGATCTCATCAGTCGTGAATGTATCTAATAGCTCTAGATATCTAGGATCCTCAAGATTGCATTCAACAGCTTCTTGGGTATATGTACCAGCATCTTCATCATACCAGATAGTTTCAATCACTTGCTTTTTTGAATTCACATAGCGAGCATGCGTAAATTTACCCATTATTCTAACCGCCCTTTTAAGAAATAAGTATTTATTCTGACAAATGAACCGTCAGGAAATTCCTGAGCACGATAGTCATCGCCATTCACGAATCTTTTTTGATAGTTACCAGTGCCGTTTAATCTATCATCCCACACTGAACCAAGGCTAACACCCGTTGGTGTATTCCAGCCGTGTCTAATTTTATAACCAGTGTTATGAACTGCAGCGTACCTAGTCATACCCAATAATACGGTATCAAAAGAAGTACCATCATACACTTGAACCTGCTTTGAGGAATTGGTTTTTACTGGAAACACCGTAGCTGCAGCAATACCTGCTACCTGGTGAAGATACCAACTTACACGAACATACGGCTGATCCAGATCTTCTCCAATTTCATCTTTAGAGTATAGTGACGTGTCTGCACCTGTATCTTGAAAAATCGTAGTATTCGAAACTAAGCTGTAACCGGTCGTCGGAGTGGTAGAAGTTGTAATTTTATACGTTGTACTATATGCTGAATTTATCGCAGGATGTATAAAGGTGTCATACATGTCCTGATTCGACATTGCTCTCAAGTTACCGTTTGCATCATAATACAGAGGATTATCATCACCATTAGCTGTCCAAGCAACAGTTTCAAGAACTTCGTTTACCCTAGACCAACCAACTGTTACAGTAGATGGTTCTGCAGTTGATGTCTCTGCAGGATACGCCGAGACACTCGTCTTTGAAGCACCAGCTTGCAAACGAGTGTCATTAATAGTTCCGAGATTTCCCCCAGATCCAACTACTTGTAATTTAACTGATGGACTCAAACGATAGAGATCTTTAGCTCTAGCAATGATTAAACTAATTTCACTGTCTGTAGCTTCTCTAAGATTACCACCATCAGCAATCAGTGGTCTTCTTGTTGCCATTATTAACTTCCTGCACCATAAAGTGTTTTAAGCGCCGTACCCGCCGCATTCAAAATTTGAAGACTTACAACGTCTTTTAACTCTGCAGATCCAACTGCATCATCAGCTAATTTGGATTGAGTGATAGAATTATCTGTGATACTAGTAGCTAAACCATAAGTGCCAGACGCAAGGTTTGTGATTTCTACTGATCCAGTAATAGGACCGGTCAAAGAAATAACTGGATCAGCAATCAGAGCCAGGTCTAATCTGTTACCGTTATCGTCGTATGTCGCACTAATACCAGAGTGAATTCCGTTACTGATCATAGACTGAGCACGGTCCATAACAGCTTCGGTATCAAGTTGGATATTAACGCTGATATTAGTTAGGTCAGTAATGGTAGCTGTACCTGTAGCTTCGCCGCCAATAGTGATTGTACCACCTGATCCTTCTAGATAGATATGGTCTCCATCATCAACAGACAAGTTACCATTATCGTCTGTGACATTATTCACAGCCGTAATTATATCATTCGTTCTGTCGATCCAATCGCCAAAGTTTTCACTTAGTGATAAAGGTGTAATTAGTGCCATTTTTACCTATCCAAAAGTTGTTGTAGCAAAGCTTTTAATTCATGTAGATCGTTTTTCATCTCTTCAATGTCTTCGCTTTGCTGGCGTGCTGCTTGTGCCCTAGCTCGAGCTCTATCAGCTTTGCTTTCATTGATATTTATAACCGCGTTTGTATGGATATCCCGAACTAAATCAGGATATCCTTCTACTTTAAGTTTCATATCACACCGCCAGGGCAATTGCTCTAAAGTCTCTCACTCTTGGAACTTTAGAGGAGTTTTGTGATTTAAGCACAATTTTAACCGCGAAGTATTTGAACGCTGTTAGTCCGTTGTTTAAGTACTCATAATCTTCAAATCTTGTGGTATCTTCAGATGTCAGAGGAACGTTTTCAGAAGTTGCAGGTACCCACGGAATATCATCAAAATCTGTATCATCGCCAGCTGACTGGGTCTTATAATAGACTTCAATGACCGAACCATCAGGTCTGTTAGCAGAGAAGATAATTTTCAGTGCTTCAGATGATGACCCAAGTGCGATCTTTTTAGTGATGTATCTTGCCAGCGAAGAACATGTTTGTGTATCTGTTTCATCAACAAAGTTGGCAACGTTGTTTTTACCGGATTCTGTTCCAGTAGAAGACTGCGGATTGTCAATTCTGTTGTTGATTGTAAACACAGACATACGAGCCAAGTCAATCATTGGGGAAACGTTATCAGCATTCGTTGTGACAATGCCTCTCAGGAAGAACGATTTGCCACCTGAAAGATGCAGAGCTTCGTTATTAGTTGAAGCAATACAATGCGGAGCCGCCAATTGATAGTTTTCATTAATAAGAACTGGTCTGTAAGAAGATTCCAGGTTATACGGCGATTCAGTACCAGCCAAAGATTTAGAAGAAGTTAATTTGGCACTCCAAGAAATATTTGTATCTGGGAATCGGACAATATTAACTGTAGGCTGGAAGATATCCATTTTCTTATCTTCGGTGACTGTTACATAACCACCGCTATTGCCATCTGCAGTCGCTGCAGTTGTAACAGTGATCGTGTATCTGTCTTGTTCAACATTATTGATATAATGTTCACCAATCAGCTCTGAGCTTGGGACACCGTTAACCGAAGTACTATCCATAGTCAGAATTTCTACTTTACCGCCAGGTGCAACACCATGGTTTTTGTGCTCGATAGTTACAACATTCGAACCTGTCTCTGTATAGATTGGGTTTAGCAAAATCCTTGATGGAAGATCCGCATTTGTTGAAACAAACGTACCAGATACGTTAGTATCAAATTTAGCACGGTACATTGTGTACATAAGATCGTCAAGCTGTGATGATTCCCATGTTGTGCCGTTTTGCGACTTGAACAATGATCCAAGAGTAGGCTGTTTCGAAATACGCTGAGTTGTACCAATCTGGTTTTCACCAAGACGTGAGATAAACACGCGGTATTGGTCAGAAGCAGATTTAAGTACGATCGCGTACTCACGACCTTGGTTTAGGAAGACCGGAGTATCGAACTCAAATGTTGTCGCAACAGAAGCATCGGTTGACAGATTAACATCTGCAGCAGCAAGGACTTTTTCACCAAATGGCAAAATAGTGTTAGTTGGGTACCCGTTATCAACTGTTCTAATTTCAAGCTTAACCGGAACCTCTGGATCCTTCGTGAAGAAGAATACATCCAGTTTGGTTAAGATGATACCACCAGCGATATCGATGAAGAACGTTTGTGCCAGTGGGTCGAACCCGCCACCTTTACCACCTGTATCTTGAGTAACAGAGCGAATAACACGTGAGTTTGTAACCGTTCTGTTTGAGGCAACGGCTTCAGTCACAATGCTAGGTTCACGCAAAGATACCTCTTGCTCTGTTGTCAAAAGACCACGAGCAGAGTATGTTGCTTTAGCACCAGTTGTAATGAAACCTTCGCGGTCTTGCTCATCATCAACAAGCTTGAACAGACGGTCACCAGTTCTAAATCTGACTACATCAGTATTAGGGATGTAGAATTCACCTTCAACATTACCGTTCGAGTCAGTAATAAGAGCATTGGTACTATTAGCAATATCCGACGCCGTTAGATCTGGGTGACGTATCGCATTTGGATCTGGTTCGGCATCAACCGGATTATCTGAGTAATACGAGAATGTTGCCGGCTTACAGAAATCAGATACAAGTTGCTCATCAAAGAAAGGCCATACACGTGTGTTCGGTTTCAGGCGTGTACCCAAAAACTTAACACGGCGTGAACGAATGAAAGGAACCATTCTAACGTCAACGACGCGATCACCAAGAGACAACTGGTTGGTGTCAGGTGATACCGATGTACGAATACCGGATCTTGCTTGGACAGATTGGATTGTTTCAATCGTGTCAGTTGTGTTTCCACGTACGTTTGTTGTGATTACAGGTGCACCAGACCACTGAGTCTGCCACTCGTTCCACACCGTACCGAATACGTCAGTACGATCTTGCAACAAGTTAACAACGTCAAACAACCCTTGGTTGTCAACGATCAATTCAGGACGACGTTCAGTATCTTTCCAGTCATCAGTATCAGGGGACAGACCAAGATCACCGATCCAGTTAAAGACAAGATATGGTGTAACGTTTTCTGTACGCGAAGCATATGGTTGCTTTGCATATTCAACATGATCGTAAGGAAGCATCATAGCATCCCCACGCTTTACCATATTTGAAGTAAGCGCGGTACTACGTTGCAAGCGAATAGCGTCTGAATAGTACTGAGGTCTCATATGACCCAATGCAGCATCAACAGAAATATGGTAATCGCCATTAGCAGAGTTACCAATGTTGTGACCATAGAATGGGTCAACAACGAAACCATTTTTAAATCTGTCAACGTTGTTAACATCAGGAATCTGCAAGTCAGCAGTTTCTTTTTCAAGCAACGAAAGTGATGTGTAGTACTCTAGATTTTTAATTCTGTTTTCTAGACGACCAATATCACGCATGGTATAACGCTTGTTGTCAACGATTGTAGGTACAACAGCCTGGGCGTTAAGTGTGTATGCATTTAAGCGAATCTCATAAAGCACCATCGCGTCATCTGGGTTTTTAGGAGCTGCTGGATTAATTGCAGGAACACCTTCGATAACACCAAATTTACCTTTGGCATCCAAGAAGATTTTATCAATTCTTGAGAGATAGTATTCAAAGTCACAACGGAGGTTAGACCCGATTTGAAGAATCTCTGTTGGTTCACCACCACCTGTTGAGAAGTTAGTACCATCATCTGATTTACGAGGACGGAAATCTAATACGTCACGCAGCTCGTAGTTAACACCACGAGACTGGTACGTTGGAATATCCTCGAAGTCGATATCAACATATGAGTCAACTGTAAAGTAGTCACCAGCACCGTGCTCAAAATAGCTGAACGTGATAAGGATATCACCAGTAGGAGCAGTTGCCGAAGGCTTAAGTTTTAGCGTACCAACATCATAGAAGTTATCACGTTGACCATTGTCGACAATATAACGATCTAAAATATTTTGGTCTGCCGTAGTTGCAGCTGTACCAGCTGATGCCGACATATAGACACCAGTTACCTCATAAATGTCTGCCTTGCTTAACGAAACATTACCCGTTGCACTTGCGGCACTAACAGCTTTACTCGTCGTAGTTAGAGTCTTAGACTTTTCAGTCGCAGTAGATTTATAAACGGTTGTAATAATCTTATAAGCAGCTGAAGCATAGGATGAACCTAGATTGATTTGCAGCGATGTACCGATTGGGCTACCAGTTGCCGTAATATTGACACCTGGGTTAATGTCGATAATTTCCCAACCAGATGGACCATCAACTGCTAGCAAGTAGTTCGCAATACTGTATGGAGACAAGAACTGGTTATCAGTACCTGCAGAAATAGAGTCAACGCCAGAACCGTTCAAGGTACCTGAATACGCTTTTCTAACTTGATAGTTTGTATCTGAAACTGTCTTAATGACATTAAACGGCATAGGAACAATAAGCTTATTGTTTCCTGTGTCTTGTAGGGCTGCGGTGGCATCTACAACATCTGCAGTAATAGGAGGAGATCCTGCCGCATAGAAAGATTTTGCACTAGAAAAGCTTTGGCCGCTATTCATTACTACATTGAATAGGAACAGTCTATATGTGGCTGTTGATGTACCACCAGTGCCTGAGAAATGTTCAATAGCACGAATGTTAGCTGTACCAATTTCACTGCCTGCTGCCGATCCGCCAGTAGAAACGTTGGCATCGCGAAGAGACACTGTAGGGAAATTGTTAATGTCTGGAACGCCGTATAGATTGTCGACAACAATATAGTTACCCAGGTTAAATGGGATTGCTACGTTGTTATCAAATTCAAATGATCGGGCTTTATTAACCGGAACATATGTAGTAGCTAGTGTCTCAATTTCATAACCGCGAACATATGCCTTACCGCGCTCCATACCGATCGCAAGTTTAGCCTCATCGCCTGGATTACCTTCAGAATCAAGGTTAATCGTATCGTAGATACCACGGTTAGTGCCATCGTTAAGGTGTTCACGAACCTCAATACCAAACGAGCGAACTGTATAGTTGCCAGACTCGTCAAACGTACGACGCGCTAGTGTATCTTCTAGCAAAGAGTAATCAGTTTTTACTACTTGCTGGCGCGTTACGCCTTCTTCCATTTTCAGAAGTTGAACAAAGTTTTCTAGGTCCGTTGAGTCGACTGCTCTTGTTGAAAGCTCAAGATCGATTTCATAACGGTGCGCACCTGGAGCAGCATAGTTTGGAGCTCCATTGGCGTTATCGTTTAGACTAGGATCTTCTTGAGACGTAACAATAGATTCAATTACATCAAAGCCAACAATTGCGCTAGGATCTGTCGTGTATTTAGAAACAATTACTGTTTGTGCATGTACGGTACAGAAAATACCGTTAACAAAGTATACGCCATCGTTAACCGAGAACGCTGTACCCTTACCGGTTTCGGCAACTGTGGCATAACGAGGAGTTGGACCATCAGACAGAATTTCTTCGCCAAATGTAAATGCGATTTCTTCATTATTTGTACCAGAGTTCAAATACTTAACAAACAGCGTGATAGGATCACCTGTTGTTGCATCCGCAGCAGTTACGTTAATAACCTCAGCTTCAACGCCAGATGTTTGACCTACGAGCTTAGTATTTAAGAATTCTGTATAATAGTTTGCAACGTCAGCGCCAGCACCTGACAGGTTGTTGACTTTAACGTAGCTATAGTTTTTATCCAACGACGTGCCGCCAGGAATAACCATGGAACCGTCTTTGAACATATGACGACCAAACTGGGTAACCTGGTTTTGTAACATTGACTGAAGCTGCGTAAGCTCTCTAGCCTGCACAGCAACGGTAGGTCTGAAAAGCACACGATAATACTTTTCCTGTGGCGAAAGACCGTCTGATCCATCAACGTAATAGTCGTCAAAATATGGATCGTTATTAAATGTTTTTGCCATTATATCCTACCTTAAAATTCAATTACTAGTTTGATGTCTTCGATCTGGTCAACAGAACGATCGATCTTACTTCTATTCTCGATGTATAAAATTTGGCCTGAGAAAGTGTTAAAATCTGCATCATCTAAAGTATCTATATTGGCAGTAACAACACCAGATGTAATAGCTTCACCAACGGAAAAATCTCCGTATCCGGTATATTCATCTTGGTGGTAATAGATTGTGTTGTTTGCAGTATCAATAGAATCGATAAACGCAGATACGCCACCTGCACTGGTGAACTCGTCATCAACTGAAAGAGAACCACCAGCCAGACCAGAGTATGTCAACTTCTTAGTGGCTCTACCTGTGGTCGATGCAAATGCTGTAGTACCTGTTGCTTCTATCGGATTCAAAAGGATACCAAGCTGACGGTATTCGTTGTCAATCAAGAAATCTGCAACACCGCCTGTCGATTCATCACCATCGAGTGTAATGTTTGTCATAGCAAAGATACCACCTAACTCGCTTACAGGGTCAACACCATGTCCGCCAGGAGGTGAAATAATTCCTCGAGCACTTGCACCTGTGCCGTTAGCATCTGTAATAGTTACATTTGCTTTTGTGTATCCGCTACCGGTATTTGTGACCGTGATACCTGTGATGACGCCAGATGACACGGTTGCAACCGCTGTTGCTCCAGTTCCGTCACCATTAATCGTGATAGTTGGATTTGTTCCGTAAACCGTACCACCTGTGACTACTTTAATTCTGTGAATCGCACCAAGAGCAGCGTTTGTTTGGACGTCCCACTGAAGAGATCCGTCGTCGGAAGCAAGAGTTTGAACAGGAATATATGCAGAAGTCAGGAATTTGGCAGCTTGTGTACCTGACAGAGTGAACATATATTTCCAGATATAACCGTCACCGGTTTCAGCATTAACAGCAGTACTCGTACCAGTTGGCTTTACGGTAGACGCTCTCAGAGAAGGAGCAACACTGTCAGAACCAGCTTTAAGGCACTTATAAACGTTTAGTTCGTCTGTAACAACATAGAATTGGCGAGTAGACAACGCTTCAGCGGCGTCGTCATATTCTTGATAGATCGTACCAGATACCCAGTTATATCGAGGAATAACGTGCGATACATCTGACGCTGCAATTTTCTTTGCCGCAGTCATAGCCTCACGCGCTTTTCTTTCTTCTGCTGATGAATCATCTGGGATCGCGATTGTTGTGTCTGATCCTGGCCACTCTCTCGAACGACCAATAAAGAGATACGCGTTATCCGTATCCACTAATGATTTGTAAGCTGCGGCATTCTGCACACGCATGCTTTGGGTAATAATAGCTGCCATTTTAACTCAAGCTCCGTTAATGATATGTTTATTTATACTAGATTGTAGTGATAACAATTTCAGAAGGACTACTGATTTTAATTTTACCACCGCCAATAGCCTCGGCTAAAGTATAATTTTGATAAAGCGATAGAGGGTCGGTATTATAATATTTCTGCAAATCTACATGCTTCCATGTAGTACCAACAGAGTTTGACGACGATCCGACAATAACAAACTCTACCTTTAAGTATACTGCATACGCTTTTGCATCAACTACATCAACAAAGACTGGTACTTTATACTCATCTTTTGCGATTCTTCCCGGCTGCAACTTTTTCATTGCGGCATTGGCTGTTGGACCGGCTAATGCTTCACTGAAGATTGCTACTTGACCAAAAAATGCAAAACCAGACGGGTGCAAAAGCTTTTTAACTGAATCTCTCCAGTTACTGATTGTTTGACCTGTTTTAATAACGTATGAGAATGACTGATAGTATCTAGAATCCTGAATATATCTAGAAGAACTCAGATGGCCGTCTTCATTTCTCCAACGTTGGTTAGCCGCATCCCATTTACCATCAGAAGGTTTAAGGATTTCAGTGCGAGGAAATGCCAATTCAACCTTGTCATTAAACGCAAGGTTAAACAAAGCTTGATAAGAAGGAACAGATCCCTTTGACAAATAAATGTCAACAGCGTTTTTGTAAAGCTTTCTTTTATCAGAAGCAATGTTTTCCGGAATAGCTGCAGCAATTTCCCTTTGAATATATTCAAGAAACTCATCGGCCGCACGGTCGATATCACGGTAATCAGGCATATTGTTAATAATATGCCCTGGATTACCTTCGCTGTTGAGCCAAATCAAATACTCTTCTACAAATTCAACCAGGTCAGGTTGATCGTAGATAATATGATCTGGGAGAATCTTTCTTAATTCATAGTTCATATCGGTTATTCTTTATGTCTTGGTGTTGTGCTATAACCGATACCTGCAACCACACCGCCGGTCGCAATAGTATCAACTTGTGGAGTAACAGTAGTATTAGTCATATCAATTTCAAGAAGCTGATTCAATTTAGGTGCGATATCATTTGAATCAGGCATCGCGTTGATATGAATGTGCGGGCCAACATAACCACCATCTGGGTTAAATGATGAAAGCACAACTAGACCTTTCGCAGAATCAATATAACCTGCGTCGTTTACAACCACAACTTTTTCTTGGTTAGTGTTCAATCTAAAAATTCTAATTTTATGGGAATCTGTAGTTGTTCCAGCCTGGTAGCTTTCCAAGTAACAAAGCTGACCATTAATATAAAAACCAGAAGAAGAGATAATAGATTCATTGCCAGATGTAATATAAAGAGGAGATGAAAAATACAACTCGTACTTTTGAGAAACGCCAATCGTAGGTTCGAATAGCTTTCTCATGTACACTCGAGCAGTTGAGTTAAGAATCGACGGGTCAGATGCGTCAACTCTACGCAAGAGGGCTGAGTGTCTGAACACACCATCAAATTTACGAAGCGCAAGTGTATTGTATTCTTCAATAACCGAAGTCACAAGAGCTTTAAGGTCACCAGATGTTCTTGTTGTCAAGTTAGGGTTATATTTAAAGAATACTTCTAAATAGATGTAGGTATAAGAGGGGTCAACGATCTCAGGTGTGATAGAAACAATGTTTTTTGGTTTTAAGATACTATCGACAATGAATTGCTTTTCAACATCCGATA